GGGTGCGGCAAATGCGGCAAAAGAGGGGGGGGGAAACCTAACTGCGCTGAGAGGACAGATAGGGAAAATGGTTTCCTAACATTTAATAGGAACAATGCTGCCAATGCCGCATTTGCCGCAGTTTTAAGCCTCAAAAGGCACTTTTTGAGCGTCTCAATAAAAAAGACGCCCCAAGTTTGCCGCATTTGCCGCGCGGCATTCGCGGCATATTGGCGGATTCCTTTAGATTTAAGCGGACATTCCAAAGGCGTCATTCTTCTCCTCCAGTTTGAGTTTGATTCCGTAAATCGTCGGGTGATTACTCCGATCCGGCTCGATGTGATAGCCCCGCTCGGACATGACCTTTCGGAGTTGGCGGGTTCCCCGATAGCGTGGCTGTTCGTTATTATTGTCGCACCAGATGGCATAAGTCTTGGCCATCGTTCCAATCCCACAGCGGCCCGTGATGTCCTTTTCGGTGCATTCGATGAGGAAGGATCCGAATTGATCGCTCTCCTCCCGGTAGTTCCGCGTCGCCTCCACCACTTGGGGCGGTGGGCGTAGGCCGATGTCGCGGCTCTCGAGGAGACCACGGATCGCCCAGTTCAGAATGCCGGCCGCTTCCGCTTCAAATTCCCCGAGGATTTCGTGGCGTTCGCGCCGTTCGTTCTCCGGGATCGTGACGGTGAAGGGGATCATGTGAACACGGCGCCAGATTCCCTCGTCGGTTCCTTGGACATCCGGCTTGTGGTTGCCCATGAGCCAGAGCTTGTGAGTGGGAAAAAAGGCGTAGGGCTGCTCGAACGGCCGGCGGGCATTGATGGCATCGCCGCCGGTGATCGCCTTGACCTGGCTGTCGGCCAGCTTGCGGCCCTCGGGGATTTCGTCCGTGAGGACGACGCGCTTCCCTTCCATCGACGCCTTGTAATAATCGAAATTGTTGTCCGACTTGGCAGCGAGAAGGGCGGCAATCGGGACCGTGGTCATGAGGTCGCCAAGGAGGATTTTGAGCACACCGAAGAGGGTGGATTTGCCGTTCGCCCCCTTGCCGTAGGCGAAGAAGAGGGCGTCGTGGTGGACGCGGCCGGTCAGCGAATAGCCGAAAGCCCGCGCCAGATAGACCCGCGTCTCGACATCCGGGATGAACCGCTTGAGGAAGGCATCCCACTTCGGGCATTGCTCGGAGAGGTCGAAGTTGATCGGCGAGCGGGTCGTGGCGTAATCCGAGGCCCTATGACCACGGAAAATCCCCTCGCTAAAATCCAGTGTGCCATTGAGCACCACGAGGATTTCGGGGTTCGCATCGAAGGCCGTGGCGGGGAGGTTCATTTCCGACTTGGCGATGCGCTCCACCGATCCGAGGTATTCCGAGTGGCAGAGCTTGTGGCAGCGCTCCTCGAGGCCCTTGATCTCCTTGATGCGCGGATCCTTTTTGTCCTCGTCGGCGGGATTGGCCGCCATCTCGGCGCGGATCGAATCGGCCACGCGTTGGTAGACATCGGTGAGCGTGTCGGAAATATCGAGGATCGTGGAGTTCCCTGTGTCACGGCGCCAGAGGCCATCTTCGTAAACCATCCAAGTCTTGGCGTGGATGTTCCAGACGCGCAGGCCACGGCGGAGTTCTGCCCAGAGGCGGGCATCGCCCTTGTGTGCCTGACCAAAGGCCACCATCACGCGCTCACGGGAAATCTCTGTTGCAATAGCTGCTACATCCCCCCCGGCGAGCGGGTCTTCCCCTTGCCCTGGTCCGCTGGTGGAATCCGCAAACCGGATCTGACCTGCCCAGCGTTTGCGCTTCCATGCCGCACGGGCATCGAATCCATGCTGGCTGGCGAGGTGCGCCAATGTGCCGACTCCCACCTGCTTGAGGCGCGCCTTGTGCTTGCCGGCGTATTCGCCCTCCTTCTCCTCCGGTGACCATTGATGCAGGAGCCGGGCGCCATCCACCATGGGCAGGACGCTCCACACTGCGGAAGCGATCTTCAGCCAGGTATCGTAATCCGGGCGCGGCGGGATGAATCGAAGCATCTCGGCGATGTCTGCCGCTGTCGTCTCCACGGGTGGGCGCCATGTCTCTTGACGCTCCGGCATTTTGTCCGGCACGGGAATCGGTTGGAAAGTGTCCGTGGTCTCCATGTCTGGATCGCTCGAGACGAAGCACAGGCGCATCGGGTCCTTGGTCGATTTGTCCAGCTTGAGCTTATGCTTCTCGGAGAAGTGGAGTTCCGCCGCGAACCATGAATCCTTGTGACTCTCGGGATCAATTGATACCACCGCCTTCAGCCCTTGGCCCGAGGGACCAACAAAGACCGCTCCGACATAGGGATCGGCGAGGAGTTCCGCCCGCTTGGCCCGCACCACGGAATCATCGGCGAGGATCGGGTTGTCCTTCAGATCGAAATCCGCCTGGAGCCACCCGCTGTGCGTGATCGCCTTCGCTTCGGGCGAGAGGTCGCGCTCACGGGAGAGGCAATGGCAGGAAATCGTCACCGCTGGCAGGTCGCGCTTCTTCGCCGTGTAGCGCGGCTCGTCCCCCCGCTTGAGGTGTTCGCGCAGGATGTCCACTTGGCGCCCCCAGCGGCCGGCCTTCACTCCTTGGAAGAATGCTTCCAGCGTGATCGCCTCGTCCGGTTCATCGGCGAAGGCGTTGGAGAAAAGGGAGATGTTGGTTTTGAGTGATTTCATTGATTAAGTTTCTTGAGTTCCCAGCGTTTGATCCGGCGCTCGAAGTCCTGCCACCGGATGTATTCCATCTCTCCCATCGCCCCATCGCGGTGCAGGAGGTCGGCAAACCAGCAGCCTTGGGCAGCCATGCTCCATCCGGTTGTGTGGATGTGATGGCGGGATTCGAAAACCTCCCTAGGCCAATCACGGAGACGCCGGCGCCAATATCGATGCAGGCGTTCGTTCGGGAGGGTTCCAAAAAGGTCGAGTTGTGTTGTCATTTGAGATTCTTGTAAAAATTGATCGCCGCCTCGGAGACATGGACGCCCTTGATCCAGTCCTTGAGGTAGAGGCCCGAGAGACTCCGCAGGCGGGAGAGGGCCACATAAGCCTGCCCCGGCTCGCGGGCGGCCCGGATGTCGATGTGGGCGCGGTCGAGCGTGAGACCTTGGGATTTGTGGATCGTGAGAGCGTAGGCCGGGCGGAGCGGGATTTGTGTCATGGTCGCCGAGTCCTCGCGTTGCGGGTCGAATTGGGATGACCGCTTGGGGATGTTGACCGTCTCGCCATTGTCAAAGGCCACCCAAACCGAGTCCGGTTCCATGTCCTGCACGGTCCCGCAGAGGCCGTTGACCACCGTGTGTTTCTTGTCTTTGTCCTCTTCGTCCGGCACTTCCATGTTGCAGGTCGCCATCACACGCGCCCCCCGTTTGATCGTGAGTCGGCTCGGGGTGATCGAGTTTTTGGCGAGGAAATCCGCCTCGTGTTCGGCTCCGGTAAATTCTGCCTCGTAGCTCACCTCGGGAGATTCGATCTCGCCGATTTGGTAGGTGTTCCACTTGTCCACTTGGGCGTTGTGCGTCATGAGCCGGACGACGCGGCGATCCACGAACATCTTTACCCGCTGGGTGAGCGTGTCGGCCACGGCCTTCGAGATGCGCCCCTCGCGGAAGTTGTTCAGCGCCTCGGTAAAGAGGGGTTCCTTCTGGCGGTGGATCGTTGTGAGGTAGGCATTGCGGAATCCCGCCCCTCGCCACGCCTCGGAGGCAAATGCCCAGTCGTAGCGCCCATCTTTCGCCACGGGCGGGAGTTGGAGGAAATCCCCCACGGCCACGAGTTGGATGCCGCCGAAGGGTCGGTCGGTCTTGCGGATCGTGCGGCAATGGAAATCGAGGTAGTCGAGAATCCTCCCCGGCAGCATGGAAATCTCATCGATGACAAGGCACTCGGCTGCCTTCACTCGGGCAAACGCCGAATGGCGGGAAAATGGCACCGGCTTCTTTTGGAGGAAGGCCAGATAGTCCTCAAACCGTTGCCCTGGCGCAGGCCCCAGCGCCATGCCTGCCCAGCGGTAGATCGTATGCGCGGCAATCCCCACGCCAGCATTCTTGCGGAATTGGTCTTGGAGGTTGAGGGCGGCGATGCCCGTGGTCGCGCAGACATCCACCCGACGAAATGCCTGGCCGATGTATTGCAGGAGCGCGGTGGATTTCCCCGTTCCCGCCATGCCGGAGAGGAAGACATTCGCCCCCGATTGGATGAGGTCCACGGCAGCGGATTGCCCAGGCGAAAGCCGGATCGGGTCAGTATTCGGCGACCCGCCCACGGAAAAGCTGGATGGCCTTGGCGAGGAAACGGGCCTCGGGGTCGTCGCCGCCGGTGAGATAGCCCATTCGGTAGGCTGCGAGGAGTTCGCCCGCGATGCGGGAGGATTTAGCGTCGTCGTCATGGGTCAAAACGGATCCAACTCGATGCGTTTGCGGTTGAAGAGCGGGAGGCGGTGGAGAAGGATCGGCGGCTTGGTCTTGAAGGCTTTCACTGCGATCCACGCCTGCTCCCCGTTCGGATCGATCACGATCCCGAGGTCGCTCTCGAAGGAGTGCATCGAGTCGAACCACTCCCACTCCGCATCCGGCGCCCCCTGGTCTGGATGTGACATGGGAATCTTCTCGCCTGGGGTAATTGCCCCCAACTCCCTCGGAGCCGGGGGTTGGGCTTTTGGGGCGCAGGCATCCATGGATTGCTTGATGCTCGCCGCCAATGCGGCCCGCTCGCTTTCAGGAGTGATCTTAAGGCCGGTGGCCTCGGGAGGCTTGGCAGCGGCTTTCTTGGCCTCCTTGGCCACCATGATTTCAGCGAGGGTCATAACTTCCCCTTCTTTGCCTTAATCATTGCATCAGCAAATTGATAAGCAGCAAAAGCAACTTCTTCGGATGAATCTGCTAAACAATCGGCCTCTGTTGCGCTTCTTATTTCACTCCAATCTGCATTCCCTTTAGCAACTTGTTCTTCGCATTGTTTTTGTTCGTAAAATGACAGCTCGCGTTGAATTGATTGCATAGCCATTCCAGCAAACCAATCACGCAATGACATGCCTGTTTCAGTAAACGCAGCATCACCAGAGTCTATAATTTGAACGCTCATCAGTAATCGTATTCCTCCGGCTTGATTTGGGTTGTCCCCCGCACAATCGCTCCGGCCTCCTGCCAGACGCGCAGGCCGGGGATTTGTGCGCCTGTTTTCACTACGGCACGGATCGCGGCGTTGTTCGGCTCGATGATGCAGAGTTCCGGACGGGCGGCATGGAGGGCGGTAATGTCCACCACCTCGAATTTCCACGAGGTGCGGGTCACGATCCCATGGGGCTTCGGCCCCTCGGCATCGATCACGGCCAACTGGCTCGCCGCGATCTTGTCTGCTGCCTCGGCGCGGGCGGCATCGGCTGCCGCCTCGTCACCATTCGCAAGAGCTTCCGCCTGCTTGGCGTTTAACTCCGCCAAAGCCTCGGCCTGCACCCGAGCCGCTTCCTCGCGGTCATTCTCGGATTTTCGCCTGGCGGCTTCTTGGTAGGCCCCCACAATCACCGAGAGGCGTTTGGCCTCCACCTCGAGCGGGGCGAGGTAATCCTTCGCCGTGGCATCGATGCGCTTGCCGACCTCGAGGACCGGGGCTTTCACCTCCTTGCGGCTGTCCTCCACCGAGCGGGTGAGGGATTTGAGTTTCGTCAGCGCGCCGGCCGCCGCGTCGAGATCCGCCACCGAGGCAATCGCCTTGATGCGCCCGCTCGCCTCCAACGCCATGGTTCTGGCGTTGAAGGCCGCAGGCGACAGCTCGATCTGCGGGCTGGGAAGACTTCCCGAGACAATGATTTCGAGCGTGTCGCTCATGGTTAGAATTCCTCCCCTGCCCCAGCCGCGACGAGTTCCTCTTGAGCGCGCTTGAGGGCCTTGGCAAGGCGTTGATCTGCCGCTGTGTTGCCAGCATTCGGAACCCAGTTCTTGTTCAACTTCTCGATCGCTTCGGGATCGAGGTCGCGGACCTCCAGCCCGGAGTGCTTGCCGACATGGACCTTCACGGTCGCCCAATCATCACCGGCTTGGGTGGTATCGACTGCTTCAGCCTCACGCACTGGCTCGGTCGGCTTGGCCGCCCCGCGATAGCTGGCCTCCTCGCCATTGGCCTCGCGGTCCTTCTTGCGGGTGAACTTGCCCGAGGGCTTGAGCGGTTCGTTGCCCTTGTAAGGGGTGCAGGCGATGATGTTCGCGTAGGTGTTGCCGTTGTCAGCGTGGTCGTGGGTGATGACCACCTGGGCGGGCTTCCCGAGGAGCGCCTCGGTGTCGAACTCGGCTTCCTCCGCTGCGGTCAGGTCACGCCCAAACCATTGGCGGATGAATTTACGGAAATTCGCTTTCTCGTTGAGGCTCGGGGTAAATCCCCGGCTCCACACGCACTGGCGGCTTCCATCTTCCCGCGCCGGAGCGTCGGTCTCATAGACAAGGCGAAAAACTTCGCTCTCGCCGAATTTGCTGGTCTGCTTGACTAATGGGGTCACATCGACGCACACAGCGCGAAAGGTTCCCTCTTCATGCGGGTTGAAGGCCCCGCCGCCTTTTTTTGTTAGTTTCATATCACTCTGGTTTGTTGTTTGTTAATCCGCGTTTTTTGGGATTGCGCGGCCCCCCTGGTCCCCTGCGGTCTCCTTGAGACCTAGCGAGGAAAAATCAGTCGAAGTCCTCGTAATTGTCCCAATCGCGCCAGCGATCTTTCCGCTCCCGTTCGAGCTTGTTGATCTCGTTTAAACGGCGGATGATGTTGTCCTGCCCTGCCCAGTAAGCGCAGATGATCGAGGCGAGCGTGACGATCGCCAGGGTGATGCCCATGCCGTCGCTCATCGCACGACCTCCACCCGGCTCGCAGAGCATCCGTATTCGATTCGGAAAAGCTCCCGAGCTTCCGATTCGGTGAAGGCCAAAAAAGTGTCCCCGACTTTTAGGCGAAGAAAATTAAACCCCTGCACGAGCCAGAGTCGCTTTTTCATCGGGCGAGCCTCCAGCTGATGACCGCCGCGATGGCGACTGGGCCGAATTTAAAAGCCGCGTCGATCGAGTAGCCGAGGCAGCGGAGAAGAGTTTCGCAGTCCATTACGCGGCCCTCCGTTTCCGTGCTGGGATCGTCGTTCGGTTTGCCGTCGATGCGTTCCGATAACCCCACCAATCCAAAAACGACTGACGGACGATGTGCCAGCCACCGCACCGGCCGCGTGGCATCGTGGCGGCGAACTCACCTCGTTTAATGTAGTCGCGGATCGATCGGCTGGAAAAACCCGAGAGGCGCTTTGCCTCGTCCATATCGATGAAAGTCTCGGAGAGGTTCATGCCGCCTCCTTTTCGAGCTTCTCGATGAGGAGCTGGCGAACGAACCCGCTGAGGCTCATGCCGCGTTGATAAGCGTGCTTGCGCGCTTGGTTGATCAGTTGTGGCGGGAGTGAGATCCCTGCCGCTTTTGCTTTCCGGTTTACCGGGACTGGTCTGTTAGCCATGCGCCAACTATTGCTAATAGTTGACGCATTCAAAGAAAAAAAACGGGGTGATCACCCCAATGGCTAAAAATTGACAATTATTAGAGGGGTGATATTTTCTATTGACATGAATCCGAAAAAACCGATTTCGCGCAAATCCAAGAGCGCGGGAATCTCGCTAGAGCCTGATCTAATCAAGCGCTCCAAGGATTTCGCGGACAAGAATGGATTCGGCAGTTTGTCGAATTGGGTGCGCTTTTTACTCACGCAAGAACTCCGTAGGGCGGATGGAAATCCGAGCTACAAGCTCGAAGAAATTGGCAAACCAACCGCGGAAAAGAACGGTTCAAAGGGAAAAGTCCAGTCGGGTGCTGGTGTAGTGATCGAGCCGGAATCCGAAACTTCCGCTTCTGGTCACTCAATTCACGCAAAGAAAAACTCCCAGAAGACTGGATAGGGCAGGTTCACGATTTAACGCAAGACCAAGACACCCAAATGCCCGTCATGCTCTGGCCCGATTTGCTGGGGGGGGGGGTAAAAGACTGATTATTATCTCTTTACGCTACCCTTGCGTAGCCTTAAACCCGCCACCAAGCGCGCCAGTCCGCCTTACGCGAAGGCACCGCGTAGGTCTTGAGCACCAGCGCCGTCGAAGAATGCCCCAGCTGATGCGCTGTTTTGCCAGCATCCTGGCACCGTCCGAGGTGGTAGGTAGCGAAGGAGTGGCGGAGGGCATTTTCCGGCAGCATGGCCCACGGCACCACGCCCTCGTTGTTCAGCCGCTCAATCAAAGCCTCCCGCTCCCGATACAACCGGAGCGATTTCGCAACCACGATCAGGCCAGATTTTCCTTTGAAAAATTCCTTCCGCCTCGCCAGCGGCTCCGTGAAATCCACGATCCGCTCCGGCAGGCCCGAGGATTGTTTCGAGACTTCCCGCCGCACCTCGATCTGGCCCGTCTTCGGATCCACATCCTCCCACCGCATCCTGTGGACTTCGATGGACCGCAACCCCGCAAACGCCCCCAACAAAAACCAAGCCCGAAGCGCATCCGACATCTCCGCATCCAAGATCGCCCGCAGTTCCTTCGCCGAAATCAGTGACCGTTTACTCTCAGCCTCCGGCGCCACGACGCGGCGAAATGGATTTCGGTCGAGGAGTTCCATGTCCACGCACCACCGAAAGAAACCGGAGGCGTAACGATGCCACCCCGCCCGCGTGGTCGGCGCGCCCTTAATCTTTCCAAAGACCCGAGCCGCCTGCATCGGAGTGACCGCCGCGACCGCGCCAGGGAAAGCATCCAAAAGCTCCCCGCAAATCTTTTCCAACTTGTCCCTGTGCCGCTCCGAGCTGCCCGCCTTGCTCGCGATGTAATCCCGCACCGCGGATTTCATAGACATACCCCTCGCCTGCTCCTCCGAGAGCGAATCCGTCCCCCCCTTCTGCAACTTCTCCAGCAACCCCGGCCCCGCCGCCCAAGCCTCCGCCTCGGTGCGATAAAACCGCCGGATCCTTTTCCCGAAAATTTTCTCAGGAATCGTCAGCTTCCACGGGGTGCCGGGTCGCTGCGGATATGGACTGACAATAAAGGCGCTCATGGTCTGTTGCCCACTTGTTGCCCGTGTTGCCCGAAATCGCAACTATTTTCTTCCACTAGCCGCCACTTCCCGCCCGTTGTTTCTGAAAGCCAAACACCCGCCAACCCGCTTAAAACCTAGCTCAAATCGATGTAAAGCACTCTGCCGGCGGCGGGACTCGAACCCGCACTCCGCTTTCGCGAAAACGGATTTTAAGTCGGTTTTTTGGCTTTGTTTTTCAATGACTTGCGGGAGTGTTGCCCGCTGTTGCCCGAGGCCTGTAGAAATTGACATTGGTCCGCCTGCCGTTGATCAGGATTTTGCCGACTTTCTTTTCTAGGACTCCACGGCGGAACGCAATTTCTGCGAGCTGTCGACCCGCTTCGCCTTCAAGTTTCGACTGCTCGGCGATTTCGGCATTGGTCATCCAGCCTTCCATTTTGAGTTCGGAGGGGTCGCTAATGGCGACATGCTCGAAGAATGCGCTCCAGGCTTTTGTTAAATCGGGAGCAGCCACGGATGGCCGTTTTTTCGTTCGCATAGATTCACGGTGAGGGAGGTGTCGCAATAGTGGCCGTAGGCGAATCCTTGCGACCATGCGAGCGTGGCGCGGCGGGCGCTGGCATACTCCATGTCGAAGCGGGCGAGCATGCCGGTGCAGTGGCCGGTGGCTCCGTCGAGCGTGCGGGCGCGTTCGCTGCCGACTCGGTGGAGGTGGGCGAGGATGCAGTTGCCGTAGGTTTCGGCGTGGTCGCGGATGGCTTGGACATTAAACATGTAGCCGTGCAGGAATTTTGTCCCTCCGAGTTGGGCGTAGCTGCGTATGTGATATGGGTAGGTTTTCGCCTTGAGCTTCTTGGCGGCGTCTTCGATGGCTTGGATGGTGAGCGTGGCGGCGTGTGCTGCAAGGGCGTTTGGCGAGGCGGCGAGCTTGTAGAGTCTGGCCTCGTGATTCCCGAATAGGATGTGCTGCGGGCGGAGTTCGTGGAGGAAATCAATCCCGGCGCTGAGATCGTCGCTCACGCTGGCCGCACGGTCGGAAGAGTTGGGGTCGTTGACGGCTCCGGTGCGGAAGGCAGCAAGGTCAAGGAAGTCGCCGAGGTGGAATGTGGTGTCTGGCTTCCATCGGTCTTTGAATGTAAGCACCGCCTTGCGTGCTTCTGGGTCTACTTGATCGCCGTGACTGCACCCGACAGCCATCCATTTTTTCCATTTTTTAATCGGTGTCATGGGAGGTCGGGAATCTCGTTGTCTTTGCGGAGTTCCCAAATGTAGCTGCGGATTTTTTCGAGGGTGTCCGGGCAGGCTTGGCAGTCGCGGCCTTCTTCGTCTCGCCAAGACTTAAATTCGCCACCGCCGTGTTTAAGGAATGCGCGGATTTCTTGAAGGAGGTCGTCGATTATTAAAATGGAGTCCATGCCTTTCACAGCGCAGATGTGCTCGGTGCGTTCTTCGGGCAGGGTGAATTCAAGCGTGGCCTTCATGCTTCTTCCTCTTCGTCTTCTTCCTCTTCTTCCTCGTAGGGCCAGAGAAGTTCTTCTGCTTCGCGGGCGAGGGCTTTGGCGGCGTAGTCATTGCCAAATTTGAAATCCATGTTGTATGTCGTGCCTTCGTCCTCCCAAGACACGACGCAGATGCCGTGGGCGAAATGCTCGGCGAGTAACGAACGCGCTTGCATCATGACGGCCTCGCGGTCTTTTGGCGGGGCTGGTTTTTTGGCCATATCAGAGCACCCGGTTGAGGGCGGCTAGGAGGGCAGCGTGGGCTGCTGGGGAGCAGTCGTCTTTGCGGCCGGGGGCGATGTCGGCGTGGCGCAGGATGTTTGCGAGGGGGATGTTGTTTTCGCGGAGGATGGGGAGGAGATATTCGACGGCGGAGAGGAGGGCGTCTTCGCTGAGGGTGGTCGTGTAGGTGTCGCCTTCCCAAGCTAGGCCGACGGAGAAAGAGTTGCAGTCTTTGCGGCCTTGCCACGAGGAGACGCCGGCGTGCCAGGTTCGCTGGGTGGGGAGGGCGAGGGCTGTTCGTTTGCCGTTGCGGGCGATGATGCAGTGGTAGGAGACTTTGCTCACGGGGTCGGAGCACCACGAGACGGATCCGGCGTAGGCTCCGGAGGTGTGGTGCAGCACGACATGAGTTGGCTTGATCACGCGGCCCGCTGAAATGTTGGGCGTCTTCTTGTTCGTCTGCTGGTAAAACTTTGGCTCGGGCTTGAGGAGGCCGGAGGTTTTGGCTGGCTTTGATGCTGGCTTCGCGGGCTTCGGCGCGGGCTCAGGCGCGGGCGCGGGGGATTGCGCGGGCTTTGGCAACATGAAGAAGCGGGCGAGGAGGGAGATCATTTGTCCTTGAGCGCCGGGAGGGTTTCTTGGAATTTTCCGAACGCGTGCCATAGGTCGCGGTTGGCAGCTTCGCTTTCGGTCAGGCGTGGCTCAAAGCGCACGGTGGCGCGGATGTGGAGCGTTCCGGCCTCGCCGATCCGGTCGCCGAAGGGAGGCATGGGGACGGCCACGCAGGAGGTGAGGAATGCCATTGCGAGGAAGAGCCAGCCGAGGATCATGAGCACGGCGGCGACCTGTTTGGGGTTCATTTTTCTTTTCGCAGGAGATTGATCAATCCCACGAGGCCGAGACCGGCCGCCACGATTTGGTTCTGAAGCTCGGGTTCCAAACGCAGGCCCAGAGCCGTGGCCACCAAAATTGCACCCCTCCAGGAAGACGACTCGGCCGCTCTGTCGAGAATGTAGAAGATTGCTTTCATCGTCTTTGCGGAGGTGTCAAAGGGTCAGGCGTTGTGCCGGTCGAGCTTGGACTCGAGGCGGTCCATGATCGTGATGGCGCGGTTGGTGGTCTGCTGGTTGCTGGAAATCACTTCAAGCATTTCGCGGTTGGCTGTTTTGAGGTGGGTGACGAATTCTTCGTTCTGCTGGTCCATTTTTGTTTCCACGCGCTCGAGGCGGCGGGTGAACCAGCGGAATAGGATGCTGGCGAAAACGAGCCCGATCGCCACGAGCGCGATCAGGTGCCAAGTGGCATCCTGACGCGCTGCGTGGTTTATGATGCCGAGGGCGGAGTCGGGCGTCATGAGTTAGCCTGGGCAAGGAGATTTCCGACGATGGCCGTGGTCGCGCAGTTATTGAGGCGCTCCACGACAAGGGCGTCGGTCTTGACCTTAATCGCGGCGACATCGCTGTTGGCTGGCGCGGTGTATGCGCTGCCTGCGAGGCGGCTGCTCACGGCTTGGTCGACTCGGGCCAACTCGGTGGCGAGCTCGGAGCGGACTGCCGTGGCCACGGTGGCGGCGCTTGGGGCTGTCGCACCGCTGACTGGTGCATCGATGCGGGCGAGTTCGGTGGCGAGTTCCACGCGGACTTCGTCGGCGATGGCGGCTGCGGTTGGGACGGTCGGCGCATTAGTGAGGGTCGTGACGGTCGCCAAGGTGCCGGATGGCGCGAGGCGGCTGGAGACGGCGGCATCGATGCGGCCGAGTTCGACCGAAAGCTCGGTGCGGACTTGGCTGGCGATTTCGGCTTCGGTCGGGACATCGGGCGAGTTGGTCAATGTTGTGACCGTGCCGCCGGTGATTTCCTTGGTGCTTGCGGACCAGACGGCTGTTGCCACAGAGGCCGCGCTCGGAGCGGAATCGGTCGGGATGCTGTCGATCTTCCCACCGACGCGCTCGAGGTCGGCACGGACGGCCGCGACGAGCGAGACTTCGCTGAGGTTCTGGTTGCCGATTGCGCTCACGATGGCGTTGAGGACGGCTTGGCCGTCTGCCTCGTTGAGGAGCGATCCTTCGACTGCGGTGGCGATTTGCGCTGTGGTCGGGATGTCGGCGACGGCTGCGGGCGAAGCCGGGAGGTTGTCGGTTTTGCTCTTAATCGCGGTGATGTCCGAGTTTGCTGGCGCTGTGTAAGACGCCGAGGCCAAACGGCTCGACACGGAAGCATCGAGATTGGAAATCTCGGTCAGCTCTGTGCGAACGGCTGAAGCCACAGCGGCGGCTGTCGGGGCGCTGGTCGGGGCTGTGTAGTCGGCATCTGCGAGGCGGCTCGAAACGGAAGCATCGAGGTTCGAGATTTCGGTCAGTTCGGTGCGGACGGCTGAGGCTACCGAGGCGGCACTAGGCACGCTCGGGAGGTCGCCGGTCGTGAGGGTCGAGCGGCTCGACACGCTGGCATCGATGCGGCCAAGCTCAACGGAAAGCTCCGTGCGGATGTCCGACACGCTCGGAGCGGCGTTGTAGCTCGAGGACGGCAGGCGCGTGCTCGTGGCGGCGTCGAGGTTTTCGACGCCGGCGCGGCCAAGGACCCAGAGGCTCGGGATGTGCTGGGCGTCCACGGTGGAGTCGCTGGTTTTGAAGATGGCGGCGTATTCGCCCTCCGAGGAATTGTCGGTTGAGAGCGTGTAGGCATACAGCCCGCCGCCGAGCGCCGTGGCGCTGCCTGCGGTCACGATCTGCGTGCCAGACGGATTGTAGATGTCGATGGTGACGGTGAGGCCGGTCTTGCCGGTTTTGCCGGCTGTAAAAAAAGCCAGGAACTTAACGGAGGTGGAGACTTGTTCGAGCATGGGTGGTGGTGGGTTTAGATTTCTTCGGGTTGCGGGAGTAGTGGCAGGACTTCGGACATCGGGAGGACTTCGACGAGCGGGAAAAGCTCGCTGGGGAGATGCGCGAATCCGCCGGAGTAGAGGCCGCCGGGACCGACTTCGGTCAGCAAATCGGCGCAGAGCATTTTGCGGCCATCGTTGAGATCAACGGGGAGTGCGACAAAGCGAGAGCCATGCTCGTCTTGTATGACGGAGAATTGAGCGGCAAGTTCTGGCGAAAAAACCAGCGCTAGGTTTTTTGAGGCTTCGTAGCTGATGGGCTGTTGTATGAGGTCGGCGAGTGTCATGGTATAGCGGCAGCGAGTGCGGTCATGAGGTTGGATACGCGTGAGTCGAGGAGTGCGAGGTTGAGTGATTCGCCGATGGAGTAAAACGCAAGGCGACCATTTGAGCGGTTACTAATCGCTCCATTAACATTTCCGCCGTAAACAAAAAGGTTGCCATTGTATGTTCCAGTAGATGCACTTGTAGAGGTCCCCGTCGCTCCAGCCCATCGCCAATTAGAACTATTGCTCGCAGTCCTTGAAACGCCCGCGAAGCCTGTGCCAGTTCTGTTTAATGGTGCGCCCACCCCTGTATTTCTTATTGCAAAATTAACATTTGTCGCAATCTGGGTATATACAGCCGGAGTTGGAGTTGTTCGCAACGCTCCTAAATAATACAAATTATTAGCGGTTGCTGGACTGGATACCCATATAGCAAGACTTGCGTTATTTTGGGGGTCGGAATCGGCAGCGCGATTGCTGTTTAGGTATTTAGTTGAGGTATTTCCAATCAGACCAGTTTTGCGGTTATAATCGCCAGAAACGAAACTGACAGGCGTGGGCGCAGTCCCTACCAATGGCGTTAATGCGCCAGTTATCGTCCGCGCTCCTGCAAGCACGCAGGAAGCTTTGATCGCGCTCCATATTCCGTCTGATTTGCATCCGGAAATAAATGCGGTGTATGCGCCCTTTACGCCATCTTCCAACGCCTGGCCGTCTGCGGTTTCAACTGCGGCAATATACGCCAACGCATCAGGGTCTGGTGCTAAAATCGTCGGCACGCGGAGGGGGGAGAGTTGGCCGTAGAGGGGACTAAGCATAGGTCAGATTCCCCTTGTTAGCCCACGCGCCGGTGGCGCTGGATTCGGTGCTGGTGGTGCCTGCGGCGTTGAAAATGGTTCGGGAGATTTCCCAATTCGGGCTGTCGTACACCGAGCCGGTGGACGGAAATTCCGAGTAAAGGAGGAATCCGAGGTAGGTGGTGGTGCCGTCGCTCGAAATGTCGAAGGCCCAGACGCGGTCGGGGGCGTCTTTGGTTCCGGCCAGTTTGTAGACTTCGCCGGTGGAGGGGTGCTTGGCGTAGATTCGGCGGTCGGTGTGATTGACCGAGATCGCGCCGGGGGCGAGTTGGTCGGCTGTTGGGATTTTGCCCGCGACCGTCGAGAGTTTGGGAACGATTTGTGTGTTTGCCATGTGGCGGGTTTATTCAGCGGAGTTAGACCCCCCGCGTGGCGGAGCGCTATGGAGCGCCCCGCCGGGGTTGGTGGGCTGGTTAGTAGGTTCCGCCGTCGATCGTGGACTCGAGAGCGCTGATG